CCGCCAGTACCAGTGTCCGCATGTAGACCAGCAAGACTATTCACACTTGCAATGCAAATATAGTTTGACCCGTCATACATAGGAACATGATTCCGCATCATGAAGTTGACAGCAGAACGGATATTAGCAGCAGTTAGATCGCTAGTAGCTGTTTCAGTTGCAGTACCGTTTGTAGTAATAGCAAAAGAAGCAGTTGTAACGTTAACCCCCACATACTCCGTGGCAGTAAACTGACTACCCGCAGCCGATTCAAGAACCTTAACTAAATCATCACGGAGTTTTTGCTCTGTGATTGCAGGAATCTCGAACTGGCCTAAGGCGTCTAGTTTAGCTGTAAAGTTAATAGCATTACCATACTCTGTGATGGTTGCGGTACCCTGGTTAGTTACAAAAGTCGTATCAGGGATTGTACTGGTTTCGACTAATGTCCCACCTTGAGTAGCGACGTTTCCTGTCTTGTCAAACAGAAAAGTATCGCCGCGTTTCAGACCAATAGCTTCCTGAGCGTCGATGAACTGACGGAATCGGAAGTATGGCTGAGAAACGCTACGCAGCCGGTCAGTCAAGTATGGATTTGAGTGGTTACCACCTAAGGTGGAAACACTATAGACTTGACTACCCATAGACTAAACGTCTCCTTATAGAATAAATATGTAGCTAGTAACTAGCTACATTCCTCGGCCTGCTCGGTTTAATTCACGACGGCGCTGGAGATAACTCGTAGCGCTAACATCAGGTTCTTGTGATTGGCTATCAGACGACTGTGTTTGAGTCTGACCCGGCTTAACCGCACTCTGAGACACAACTTGTGTCTGTCGAGTTTGGGCTTGGGTTACACCCTCACCCTTTAGTGCTAGAGCACGCTTTTTGTAAGCATCAACTGTAAGCTTTAATGCTTGCTTTGATGCGGATACGTACTCTTCAACTGTCTTAATAATTTCTTGCTTAACTGCTGTACGAACCATGTCTTGAGCTTCAAGACTGATTGCTCGTTCAAATGGAACTAGCTCAGGGTTCTCGTTACGTAAGCGATTACCGTATTCTCGAATTTCTGTCTCGGCTCGTTGGGTTCGAATAACATCTTGGCTGATACTACGTGTTAGGTCTGCTTTGATCTGAGGGGCCATCTCACGAATTAGTGCTTGACGTGCTCCTTCTTTATCCCCGCGAGCGTATAGATCTAGAAACTCGTCTTTTGTTTCCTGAGTTACCTTCTCGGGTTTAACACCCTGACCAGCAAGTTGCTGTTTAATTCCTTGTAGTTCAGCACTTAATGCTGTGAATGCTCGTTCAACATTTGACGTTTGAGTGGAACTTGTTGATTCTGAAGTAGTTCCAGTATCAGTTGTCTCACCACTTAGTTCACTGAAATACTCTCGTACAACACGATCATATGCACTTTCAGGTTCAGATTGTGTGACCTGAGAAGTACTGGTAGAAACAGACTGGGTACCGGACTGTGAACTGGTACTTGTGTCTGTAGCTGTTTCAGGCATAGATATAATCTCCTTATTTAGTATATACTAGTTCTAGTTATCGTTTCTTTTCGTTAACACTGCGTAACAGATATCCGAATAAGAAAGCTGCAATTAGAAAGATTTGAATAGCTGTATCTGGTGTGAACATCTAGTCTATCTTTCCAAAGTTTGAGATAGCTTTTTGAATCTCATAATGTGCTTTGTCGCCTTTGACCAGAGCAGTTTCTACTGTTGCTAGTAGAAAATCTACCCCGTAAGCTACACCTGCTGCTTGTTGAGGTGTTTGAATCCCTGCGCTAGGTAAACCTAAAGTTGATTTGATTAGTTGCTGAACTGCTGTTTCTCGTAGGTCGTCGAGGGATTTTTTTAGGTTTTCAGTCCAACCCACATGTTCGAGTAGTTCAGCGATTTGGTCTGCTTTTGCAACAGCTTTGAGTGCTTCTTGTTTGTTCATAAAGTAGACTAGTTACTTTTTCTTTCTGGATTTTCCAGCTTTTCGCATAGCGATTGCTACTGCTTGGTCTTGTTTATACCCTTCGTTACGAAGCTTACGTATGTTGCTGGAGACTGTTTTTTGACTAGAACCTTTCTTCAAAGGCATACTACTTACCGCCGTACTTGGGTGGTTTGGAGTTTTTGACTTTCTTTGAAGGTTTGTTGTAACCTTTGGGGTTGTTTTTAGGCATAGACTATTCCTTTCTAAACCGGGCGTTTTACTAATGTTATGTTTTGATTAACTTGATTCGCACTTGATTTTACTTTAACATACTTCCATCCTGCTGTTAGTTGTGGATTAACTGCTAATGCAAAAGCGCCTGTGTTCGTTGATGTAGCAAATACTCCACTGGAATCATACAAATCAGCATAAGATGAACCATCCATTGACACCTGAAACCCCATTGTGGCAGCAGCCCATCCAGTTCCAGTTATAGCTCCTACCAGTGAAGCTTTATCTAGTAAATTAGCTGCATTAGACAAGGTTCCTGTACCTGAAATAGTAACAACTTGTGTTTCTGCTGATCCTGGTGGAAGAAAGTTTTCGGGTGTTGCCATAATTACTCCTTAACCACAATGCAATGTTGCTGGTATAAGTGCCCACTTATATCCAAGTTCAGGGTCTACTTGTACTTGGGACCAATCAACGTCTATTAGACTTTTTCCTACTGTGTAACTATGTAGAACATCATCACTTTGTTTCATTGCTTCAAAAGCTCTAGAGCTAGACGTGAGATAATCACCATTAGCAATATTTCCACCCAAGTCTGTTACACGAATTTTATAGTGACCTAAAGCAGCTATATGCCAAACAGGACTATTATTTGCACCAAACGAAGATTGATTACTTGTCTCAGCAATCTGACTTACAAACACACCATACACACGTTTATCGTTAGGTGTTATTGTCGAATCCACATACACATAAATTTCTTTATTTGCTACTCTAACTGTTTTTTGTGTAAACCGCGACTTTTCATTATCAGGCATATCATCAGGAAGCCTAATTGGTATTATTCTTCCCTTAAGCTCGCTCAGGAATTCATGTTCATTTCCTATAAAAAAGTTAATTACTTTATCTCGTAAACGAGATAACTGTCCTCGTGTATCAGTACCATCAGGTTCTTGCCAAACAGTGAGTTCACTTTCTATCTGGTCTCCAATAGAAACTAACACCCCACCTACTGGAGGTAGCGGAGATATTTGTTGAATACCTGTAGGTTGGGTTGGGTGAACCCCACAAAAACTACCATAAGTAACTGTGTTTCCACTGACACTAATAGAACCCTCTACTACCCCACCTTGAGCAAAATCTACCAAAGCACCATCAGCAGCAGCATTTACTGTTAATATTGCAGTACCTACAGCAGCGGGATCGGAATCTCCAAGCTTAGTCTTACCATCAGCAGTGAGTACAAATCTTCGGGCAATCACTCCAGTACCGTCAGGTTTAGTAAAAAATTCAGCTTGTCCACCAAGGCTTGCAGTAGTTGTACCAGTTTGACGGGCAAAATAGGCGACAGCACGAAAATCATTTGTATCGTCAGTCCACTGGAAGCCACCGAGAACAACATTATTTGCAGGGGTTTCGGCACTGGTCATTTCAAAAACACCAGCACCCGTGGACCCTTTTACACCAATAATCCGCCTTCCTGTGTCAGTCACAACCGGGGAAGTATAACCAACCATTAAGTCTTTGTTGGTTGTTAAAATAAACTCTGAGTCAGCACCAAATGATGTACCACTATCATTAAATTGAACTTGTCGGTCACTACCTGCAACACTATTAGCTAATGTTGTATTTTCCCACTCACTAGAAGTACTATTATAAACTAACGCTTGACCATTACTTGGAGTTGCAATTGTAACATCACCAAGGTCTGTAAGATTATAATCACCTTCAGCTTTAATAACATCTCCAGTACGCCCGAAAACACTTGAAACAGCCATAGCAATTAAATTTCCAAAAAGAAGTAATAAACTCCTCATTACTCTTTACCCTTACTAGCCGGTTTAGGTTCTTTCTTATTCTGAACAGGTATCTGTCCGCTCTTAATCCTGTTAGCTTCGGCTATAGCAGCTTCTAGCTGAGCTTTTTGGGCTTCATACTGAAGATCTGCTAGCTCACGTTTGCGCTGTTCAGCAATCAGAGCATCTTTCTGTTGTAGTCTAGCCTGTTCTTGTTCTTGAAGTAGAACTTGCTGTGTAGGTTGTGCTAACTGTGTAGCTACAGCATCCATTTGGTCTTCACGTTGAATCTGTGCACCCATTTGGATTAGTTCTTTCTGAATACGAAGGATATCAGGAGTAAGCTTGCTCATCTCTAACGCTTTAGCTTTGGCAGCAGCTACTTCAGGTGTTTCTAAAATATTTTCAATATCTCTAATACCCGGTCTGAATGCTTCGAGAATTCTATAGAGTAGCTGATCCTGTCTGACGTACGGTAGCCAAGCTTCTGGATTCTGTCCAATCAAGTTCATAAACTGAACAATGTTTTCAATCTGATTAGACTTTTGTAGCTGATCTGTAATACCAGAGACTTTAACTATATAGTCCCCGACCAGCATTTCCATTACTTCAGCCTGACTCATCCCCTTTAGGTATTCAGCCCCCACACCCAACACGCTTCCCACACGAGGATCATTAGAAGTATCAATAAACTGTATAACAAGCTCCATTGACAACTCAACCAAAGGCTTAATAGCATATTCGTCAATGTCTTTAGCCAGCGCTGACATGAAATCTTGAGTTTGGGCATTTTTTAGTTGTATCTCCCCAAGAGTTTGAACACCTCTAAACCTAGGTATTCCTTGTTGAATCTCACTTACAAATGCACCTTCCTGGTATGCTCGGTCTAGGTTCGCTTGAACTTGCTGTGAACCCGGAGAGATATCTTGTGTAACAATAGGTGTCATCCCCGGCTGACCTATATGGGACGGATCTCTACGTAGGATTTTCCCCGGTACAAGTGCGGTTTCTAAATCTTCTGGATTTTCATAAACATCAGGAATTGCTTCGAATGTAGGTAACAGTCTCCACTGAAGAGTGTCTACACTCATATTAGTAAGTTTATTCAATGCCCGGTGGATCTCACGAGACATCTCTAAAATACCAACACCTTCAGTTCTAAATGGAAGTAGAAGTGGACTGAACGCTACATACGGTGGAGCCTTGCGTAGAAGTTTATTCTCTTGTCGTAGAATAACCTGCTCACCATTGGCAATAATCACATGAGCATTGGGTTCACTGACATTTCCGTCTTTGTCTAGAATCGGTCCATAATAATCAAGTAGAACTACCGGATCTAACCCACGACTATCACCAATTGTGTTTTGTAAAAACTCCTTGTGTCGTAGATGACGTTTGTTCTGACTCATCTCGATCTTGCGAGTGCCGAGTTTTTTGATTTTCTCTAGCCCTTCCTCACCAAAGAAACCTTTCTCAGCCATCTGAACTAACTCAAACTTAGGTATTTCAATCTCTTCTATAGTTCCAGTCCAGCGATTAAACCGACTGCCGGGAAGCCAAAAAAAGTTATAAGGATCAACTGCTCGAATGAATAGCTTTCCGTCAGCGATCATTTCACGGATTATTTGCTGTTGGGGACGACCTTCCACAAGCTGTGTCTGAACTCGCATCCGTTCACGTTCGGTCAGCCCCCACCAGAGCTTCCAAACACCAACACCCATGATAAACCCAGACTCTAGCCCCTCAGCTACACTGCGAAGGAACTCTGGGTGATCCCAAAAGATCTTTACTAGATCTGCAATCTGCCCACCTTTGATAGCCATAACCGCATCGTCAGGGTTGACTGGATCGATCGTCCACGGTTCATCACTGACTTGTAGCAACCGCATCATTAAGTTTGTAGCTTGTTTAACTGAGTTAAATGATTTGGGTAGAACAATTTTTGATTGCCACGCTTCCTTCTCGCGGAAATCTTCCTCACCTCGGTAAAGTGCCCAACAGTCATCCCAGACAGCTTCTTTCGTAGACCTGTTCGTTCCTAGTCGGTTTTTTTGGTTAAGAATCCAATTCTTGACAGAATCATCATCCGTTCCACTAGACTTACGTGGGTCGAATCGAGTAGGAACTTTAGTAGTTTCGGTGGGATCTGAGGTGTTGCCGGTAACGATCTCAACAGGTGTTCCAGCTACGTAGCTATCAATAGACATAAATAGACACTTAGTCCTCTAAGTACAGTGTACACTATTTGGCTAAGTTGTTTGGTTTCATTATTTCATATGCCTCATCCACAGTGGATCACGTGTTTTGGGTTTTGATTCGGGTTGGTGGCGGATAGCTTTGATTTTAGGTCCGCTATTCATAAAGTATTTTGTTGCATCCAATGCGTGGTTATCTTTTTCTACTGGTTTTTCTTTGTAGTTTTTTGTTTTTAACTGAACCTCACTCATTGATTGGTAGATACTATTTTTATACTCTCGTATTAAATTTGGACAGTTATCAAATATCTTAAATGAAGGTTCACGACTATCTAGCTGTCTCCAATGATCGTGCATCATTGCAATCCATCTAGTGTGATCTACTAATCCTGGCATTAGTTTCTTTACACCAGCTTTACCTAACTGGTCAGCAATAGATGTCGGTAATCCTGAAGTAGCTTGTTTTTCCCATAAACTATGTGGGTCGCCAGCAATCCATTTAATACGACTGTAGTATGGACATTCTTTTGTAATCACATCAGCTAGATCTTGTAAGCTGTTCGTTGGACTGTAATGCTCCCACACAGCATATAAACAATCCTCACCAGTTAGTGGGTCCAAACTGACAGTAAATACAATAAATGCAGTTGGATTGTTCATACCAAAGTCCAACCCACCCCAACACGGTGTCCAACTATCTAACTGTGGGTAGGGATTTCGAATGACTATTTTCTCTTGGAAGTCATCTATTTGAGGAAAGACCTTCTTCCCAAACACTGCTCGGTAGTCAATGTAGTATTCTTGGCGTACACGAGACTCAGGTAATCCCGCA